CGCTCGTAACCTGCCTCGACCAACCGCTTGCCCTCCAACCAAATGCGAGGGCGACCACGGTTCGCTCGGATCGTATACTCCTGTAATAAAATCATGCCAAAGCCCCCCACTGCATAGCCATCGCATCAGCAATGCCCCTGTAAAACTTAGACCGCAGCTTCCAACGATCCGCACTCGGCGGTAACTTGTGACACTCATCACGCGCCGTCGATCCATCCAAACTCCCAGTGCGTACCAACTTCGGTAAATTACGCAGCCACAAACATGTCCGCTTCTTCACATTGTCCGCACAATCATCCGACTGAGCAAACTCCCAAGGCTGTATGCTCTGAGCAAACGGCTCATAGTTCTTGATCCGAACCTTCGCATGCTTGTGCATCACAGGATTCTCAACCGCAACCATCGGTATATGCTCCACGTTCCACACATCAGAAAACAATGCAGCACCCTCATCAAGCTCCTTCCACATCTCCTCCAACGTCCGATTGGGCGGAGCCTTGTGCAACCAACGCACACCACTGTTGCACAACCTCGTGCAAGGCGGATGCATCACTGCCAATAAATCCCAGTCATCACGCATCACGTTCCGAATGTCATCCTGTATGTGACGATTAGTCGGAGTGTCAGATGGTAGAATATCACAGGACCACGCATCATGGCCCATTCTCAAAAATGCATCACGCACCGTGCCTGATGTCTCGCAACCAATTAATACTTTCATAGATCTTTCCTTCTTTACTTGTTGATAGCTTGTAAGTTAATGGATCTCGGTCCTCTTGTCAAGCGGGTATCCAAAATACAAAGATTACATATATACAGTCTGAGCTAGATTTTTTAAAAAAATATTTTTTTCAATCCAAATCTGATGTATTCACCGTAATCAGTGTAATCACCCATTGAAAACATTGGAAAAACTGCCCTGAGATGATTACAAAATGATTACAGTGATTACACTTTTGTAGGAAAATCTCCTATAGTAGAGTTGCACTGGATGCATGAGCCCCTCTGTAAATGCATAGCTCCACCTCTCTATTGAAAACTAATTCTCCTTGGTTTAGCTTGTGACCAGAACACAACGAGGCAAACATGGCATCCCTTGAGAAGAAGATTGAACAAGAACATGGTCGCCAACTGACCAACCGACAGAAAACTTTTGCTCGACATGTAGTCGAAGGCATCTACTCGAATGCTGAATGTGCGAGGAAGGCAGGGTTCTCTGCTGAAGCCGCCAATGTATCGGCATCCAAACTTTTGAATGGTCGTGATTACCCTCACGTTCTGGAATACATACAAGAACTTCGAGAAGAAAGAGAACGGCGGTATGGTGTGACAACCATCGGACAGCTTGAACGTCTGCATAAACTTTCGCTTGGTGCAGAAGATGCAGGACAATTTTCTGCTGCTATCAATGCCGAAAAGATCCGCTCTGCTTTGGGTGGGTTGACCGTTGATCGAAGAGAAAACATCAACACCATTGATCAGATGTCGCGAGATGAAATCACTGCCAGACTGGCTGCATTGCAGAAGCAATATCCGCAAGCGTTTGTGATCGAAGGAACAGCAAAGGATATTACACCAGATGAGCAAGGGACCAGAGGCGAACTTTTGGCAATCGATCAGGACGAACCTACCGAAGAAGTGCTTCGCAACGAGGATTGAAAACAAGCACGGCGGAGGTGTACCTGATGTCCATATCGTATGGGACAGCATACCCTTTTGGATGGAATTGAAGGTAGCAAAATCCAATAAGGTAAATATCTCTCCTCACCAAGTTGCTTGGAATATGGCATATTGGGCTCGGGGTGGTCTAAATTTTTACTTAGTAAAGAGGGCCTCTACCCAAGAGATACTTTTATTTGGGGGAAATCAGGGGCCCGAGGTCCGAGATCAGGGGTGTCTTGCGCCCTGCGCCCTGCGCGTTGGCTCTGTTCCTGACTTGTTCTGCGCCCTGCGCCCTGTTTTAACTGGTTTGTTGCGCCCTAACCGTGGGCTCCGAGCGGTGGGCGAATAAAAAAAGGGGCCGTTGGCCCCTGGTCTTTAGTGTTCTACTATCGCGATTGATTTTGCTAGGCTGGATCCCTTGCAAAGTTTGCAAGCTGTGCATTGGACGCGGCGTCCAGCTTCTTTTGATGCGGGACATAGTGCCTCGTTTGTTTTGTCGATGTCGCCAAGATCCGCGATGACTCGGAATGTCCGGCGTCCAGCTTTCCAATGTGCGATTGCTTCGGAGTGTGAGTCTGCGCTTTGCATTGCGATGTCGGGACGCCATGGTTTCTGGTGTGTGTACGCGGTCCAAGTTTCACATTCTGCCAGTAATTCGTCCCACACTTCGGACGGCACGGCGGCGGGATCGCCATACGTCCCGACGCGCACGAAGCGACCGCGCCCCATATCCCGCGCGGACCCCTCTTGATAAACGCCGCGCTTGTATGCTTTGAAAACAATCAAGACACCTTGGCCCAAGTTAACGTAACACTTGCGACCTTTGGCAATTTTGCGCTTTGGCTCCGTTGTAACTTCGCCGCGCATGGGGCAAGATCCGCAAATTGAAAAGTCTGCGCCAGTCTTGCTGGCTTCCAGAGGGTTGATGTCGCTGCGCAAGATATAAGTTTGCACGACCTTTCCCGTTTTGGTGTTGCGGTTTGAGTAGGTCGCGATGACCACAATTGGCTTTCCATCCAATAGGCTGGGCCCGTTGTAGATGATAGCGTGTTTCATTGTTTTTCCTTTCTAGTTAACAGTTTGATAATATCAGATTGTGATCAGGGCACAAGTTTTATTTGTCTTGCGCCTTGCGCGCTGGCCCTGCGCCCTGCGCCCTTTTGCAAGACCGATCATTTTGTTAACGTCAACAAAATGATCGCGTCACAACTGGACAAAAAAGAGGGGCCTTGTGGCCCCTGGTTATTCTTCCTCTTCTTCTTCATTAGGAAAAGACACGACAACGTGGCCGTATTCTTCGTGAGTGATTTCCCACTTGTGGGTCGGGCATGTGTCCAACCATTCAAAAAACTCTTCTCTCGTCATGTAAAATCGGGGGGCCAAGCCCCCCGCCTCCTTAGTTGAGTTCGTATTCAATTGAACTGCGGATGTCTTCTAAGATTTGACGCCTTACCGTTTCCAACTTCTGGCGGATCTTGCTATCTTCTGGCAGTTCGCGGATCACTGTTCCGAGCTCGCCTAGATCGATGCGAACTTCTGCCTCTAGGTTCCGGTGTGAAGTGTAACCTTTTTTCATGGTCTTTCCTTTCTGGTTAACTAGGCCTTATTGCCTATACCTGACACTACCAAACCAGGAACAAGTGGTCAACAATTAATTGACACTTGGCAATGGTTGCCAGGTGGCAACGATCTTGCGCCTTGCGCCTTGCGGCCTGCGCCTTGAACGCCAAAGGCCCAGGCGCTTGCGCACCTGGGCCCGAAGGAAAGACAGCCCATTATCCCAAGGGCCAGGGGATTAGTTTAACGCTCGATGATCCATGCACCGATGCAGGCGATGATGATAAATCCGCACAAGAATATTAGAATAGCCATCACTCTTCCTCCAGTTTTTTGATCAGTTGTCTGACCGCCCAGGTTACAGATAGCGCACCGCCAATCTCGGCATGCAGCCAAGGATCGCTTTCGCAATCTTTCATTAATGCTTTTAGCTCAGTCATAAATTCTTTGTGTGTCATGGTCTTTCCTTTCTAATGAAAAGCCCAGGCGCGTAGACTTCCATCTATCGCAGCGCCTGGGCGGGGGTAGTTATACGCTGTATTCGTCGCGCCATTCAGGTTCGGCATCTACAAGGATCCCGTTCTGAGTGACTTCGGCAGCGTAACCATCGCCAAGCTCATCAGTCACCCATGGCGATGATGTAGCCATGTACCACCGAGCATATGGATCTTTACGCTCGGCGTCAGAATGCTTGTAGGTTTTCAATACTTTCCAGATCCAGCCAGTGCGCGGATCAGTGTATACCGCGTATGGGTTATCAGCTTTACGTGTTTTTCCGAATGATGTTCTAGGCATGTTCTTTCCTTTCTAATTGAACAAATAAATTATGCCCCACTTTAAAGCGGGGCACAAGTCTTTTATTTCTTAGTCAGGTGATAATTCGCCACAATGTAATTGTACATCAGCATTGCGCAAGTCTGGGCGATCACCGCTTCGGGCCCGTTAAACTTTTCAAGATATTCTCTCAACGCTTTCATGCTTTCAGGTGTTGAGAACATATCGTTTGTTTCAAAGTCTTCAAAGTGTTGTTTCTTTCCCATTGTCTTTCCTTTCTAGTTTATGGGCGGGGGCCTAAGCCCCCTATTAATTACTTACCTTTTGTCTTTACACTGTTCAGGTATTCATTACATAGGCGCTGGATTGCCTGCTCTTTTGTCACTTCGAAGTGGAGCTCATCGCTCATCGCTTCGGCTACAAGATCCAGCGGGGTTGGTTCCTTTTTCATTAAACGTTTCATGTTCTTTCCTTTCTAGTTTGACCAGTCTCATCAGCACCGCTTTGGTCAGTTTCGGTGGACGGGGGCCGAAGCCCCCGTTTCGACATTAGATCCAAGTGAAGCGTTTCTGGATATGTTCCTTGCGGATATGTTCCTTGATGGTCACTTCTTTGAATTGTGCGAAGCCTTCCTCTACTGCTAATTCGCGACGGGCTTGCTTTAGGATCTTGAGCTCTTTCTCGATACGGTCGATCATTTCGAGCTCGGCGGTAAGATCCGCTTTGAAGTCATCGCCTTCGCTTTGGCTTTCGATAATTGAGCGGATCATAAGATTGTTGAACATTGTCTTTCCTTTCTGGTTAAACTGTAGCAACTCGCTACATCTATAGATGTAGGGCATGTAATCCATAAAGTCAACAGGTAAAATACAATTAATTACAATTTTTTACAATTATTTTCCAGATAATCCCCCCAGATCTATGCCGCAATGCAGCACGATTGGGGGGTTACTCCGCCGCACCGCAGCGACCCGCAGCGCGACCCGCGACCCCCGCACCCCCCGTTTCGGGGGGTATAGCTGCTGTATGCGTGTTATATACATGGTTTCATAAATTCATTCGGGGGTAATTCCATTGCACTTGTATGTAGACCACAAGCCCAGAAAAAATCGCCACTATATTTTCATTTGGGGTTGGTATAGACTAGGGCCCATGACCGAGTACCGAGAAGCGCGGCCCGAGGATCTTGGGGCTATATTGGAGTTGTGTTGGGAGATGCACTCTGAGACGGATTATAGTAAGTTTGAGTTGGATCGGGGTCGTGCGGCGGAGTTTGTGGGTCGTATGATGGAGAGTGGTTATGCTGGTATTGCGGTTGAGGGTGATGAGGTTGTTGGTGTTTTGTTGGGTGGGGTGATGCCTTTTTGGTTTTCTGAGCAGTTACAGGGTTGTGAGTTGTTGTTTTACGTTCGGGAATCTTCGCGAGGTGGATTTGTTGGCAAACGTATGGTAGAAGGGTTTAAGGCTTGGTGTGAGTTGAGGGGTGCGGTACGCACTGTTTTGGCGCTATCGAGTGGAGGCGACATAGATCGGAAGGGTAGATTTTTGGAGCGGATTGGTTTTGAGCCTATTGGTGGCTTATATGCGAGGGATTTGGTTTAATGGGTTTACCTGGATTTATTATAGGCTCGCTCATCATTGGTAGCAGCGGCGGCGGTGGTGGTGGAGACACTGCTCCTACAGTACCGACGCCAGATGATTTTGCGACATGGAGTGCGGCGAACAAGCCTGACGCGGATTTTAATGACCAGTTTAGTAGTTATGTAAATTATTTAAACGAGGATCAATTTGGTTTAACGGCTGACGAGCGTGGTGCGTATATACCAGAGCATGTTGTTTCTGATTACACGAACAAGATTCATGCTACTGAAGCGGACATGAAGAACGATGATCGTTCGTTTTATGACCAGCGTATTAATGAGGGAGTGACGGATTTTGACAGTTGGTTGTCTGGTCAGAGTGATGATTTAAAGAACGCGGGTTACGGGGCTCAACATCAGGCGTACAAGAACCAGACGACGGCGATTTTGAATCAGCGTCCTGATTGGATGGGTGAGGATGATTCTTCGTATACGACGTTTGATAATTATGATCCAGGTTTGTTTGTTGCTGGTGAGGATTATGGGAATTTTGCTGGGTCGTATCGGACGCGTGACGAGGCGGACAGTGCGTTTAGGAATTACTATGCGGAGCAGATAGGGAATTTTGGTTACGGTAATTTGATTACCGACGATATGGACAACGCGGGTTATGTGGATGCGTATAACGAGGCGAAGTCGCGGGATGAATTTGGTAATTTGATCGGGGGCCTTGGTTATGGGTCTTTGGTTGATCCGAGTTTGACGTCTGGTCAATTATCTACGTTGTGGGACGAGGTACAGGAGCGTGATCGGTACAAGGGCCTATTGGACGAGATGGGTTATGAGTACGACGCGACGGATGACGCGACGAGTTTGGGTTATTTGTACAATCAGGCGGAAGCGATTGAGGACACGAAGGCCAAGTTGAAGGCTGCGGAGGATGCGTATAGCACTTTGGAGGGGACGTACACGTCTACTGTTGGTGCGATGGACAACTTGCAGGGCGAGTTTGACGAGTTGTTCGGGAGCTACGGTTCGTTGACCACGGACTATGGGGATTTGCAGGGTACATATGACACGTTGTACGGTCAGTACGGGGATTTAGAGAAGACGTTTGGGGAAACGAAGGAGGCGTTGGGGGAGAAGGCTGGGGAGTATGACACGCTTAGTGGGTTGTACGACACGCTTACGTCCAACTACGGCACTTTGACCACGGATTACAACACGGCTATTGGGGATTTGGGTACGTTACAGACGACCTATGGGAATTTATCCTCGGACTACGACACGTTGAGCGGAGAGTTTGATGCGTTGACGGGTACGCAGGCTCGGACGCAGGCGGATTTGGATGCGTCTTTGGCGGATGCACAGGGTCTTCGTAGGCAGAAGCGGATGGGTCAGGCGGTTAATTTCTTGACGGAGAGTGCGGCGGACAAGCAGGCCAAGATTGATTCTGGTTTGGCGTCGTTACAGACGCAGACACCTGCATTGTCGGAGTATACGCAGGCGGCGACGGCTATGGGTCAGACGGCCTTGGATCCGACGTCTTATTCGTTGCAGCCATTGCAGTTTGAGACGGCGTTTTCGCCTGACATATTCCAGCCTTCGTATGGGGGCCAGCAGAACTTTGGGTTACAGCCCATGGGATTGAACGTGGGTCAGTCGTTTAATCCGTATTTTGATGCAATCAATACTCAGTACGGTGTGGATCTTGGACTTCCCGCACTTGGAGGAGACAAATAATGAGCATATTAGACGACATATCGATGGGCTTGGGGTTCAAGAAGAAGGACGACGCGTATCACGAGCGGACGGCGGAGACGATTGAGAACAACCAAGGCGCAGCCGCAGCGGACAGGTATCGTGCGAATAACCCGCCGTCGGGATCGGGATCGGGATCGGGATCGGGATCGGGATCGGGTTCTACGGGATTGCCTGAAACGGCTAATGTTCGCCCTGTACTCCGCCCTGATATTATTGAGCGAGATGACAAAGGGAATATCACGAGCGCGACCTATTCTCCTGAACGACAGCCTACGTTTCAGCAGTTGAACCCTGCGGTATCTTCTGGTCGAACAGATGAATACTCCTCAGATTATTTAACGTTACCTGGAGCAAAGCAGGACGGAATTATGTCGATGGCAACCAGTTTGCCTCAACGAGTTTTAGGTTACCTTGGTGGGGCTCGGGCGGACGATCCAATTGTAAACATTGTTGACGGGAAGCCTATTTATCAGGACTCTCAGGGCCGCACTTACTCTTATAACGTGTTAGGATTGCCTTATAATACATTGGACGAGAATACATTGGACGAGGATCCCGAGCAGGTAGCGCGTCGTGAGGCGATGATGAGCAACACGGGCTCGGACGATGACGGGCCGAGCGTAGTTGACGAGCTATTGGACAGCGACTCTGGGACCACGGACCCTTGTCCAGAGGGGTATGTTTACGACAGTGAGCAGATGATGTGTGTGATTGATCCGTCTACGGGTCTTACACCAGACCTTCCGACGATGGAATTACCAGACCCATCGGTGCCACTTTCAGACTATACGCAGGTTGCAAACAACTTTATACCAACCCCACTACAACCTATAGCTCCAAACCCGATTCAGCAGCAGCTATCGCGGTTAAGTCGGTCGATGAGTGGTCCGAGACAACAGCAACGGGCCTCGGGATTGGCGGGAGCTAATACGGGGATCATGCAGGTACGTCCGTGAACTTACAGGCTCTTCCAGAAGAAGCACTAAAAGAGATCTTGGCTCTTACTGAAGCCAAGAAGAAGCTGGATCTTCGGGAGGAAGCCTCTGAGAAGTTTATGCCGTTTGCGCATCACGTCTATGAAAACTTCATTGAGGGGCGGCATCATCGGATTATCGCTGAAAAACTTGAACGCGTTGCACGAGGAGAACTCAAGCGGCTTATAATTAATATGCCACCTCGTCATTCGAAGTCAGAATTTGCAAGTTACTTGATGCCTGCTTGGTTCTTGGGCCGCAATCCGAAGCTCAAGATCATTCAAGCTACGCACAATACGGAGCTTGCGGTGCGTTTTGGACGTAAGGTTCGTGATTTGATTGACGATCCAGCGTACAAAGAGGTGTTTCCTGATACGAACTTGAAGGAGGACAACAAGGGTGCGGGTAAATGGCAGACTGACAAGGGTGGTGAATACTTTGCTGCGGGTGTTGGAGCGGCTGTTACGGGGCGGGGTGCGGACCTCTTTATCATTGACGACCCTCATTCGGAACAAGATGCCCTGAGTGAGAGCGCGTTTGACAACGCGTATGAGTGGTACACCTCTGGACCTCGACAGCGTTTACAACCTGGTGGGGCAATTATCCTAGTTATGACACGCTGGGGTAAGAAGGATTTGACTGGACGGTTGATACAGTCGCAATCGGGCGACGTTATGGCGGATCAATGGGAGGTTGTGGAGTTTCCAGCGATTTTGCCGAGTGACAAGCCTCTTTGGCCTGAGTTTTGGGAGAAGGCTGCGCTGCTTTCGATCAAGGCATCGCTGCCTGTGGGCAAGTGGAATGCGCAGTGGCAGCAGCAACCGACG